TCAGTCTTGCCACATTTTGCACAAGCAAGGGAGATACTTCATTGTGCACTTTAAAGAACTGTTTCTATTGGATGGGAAAAAAAGTAATCTCGAACAATCGGATCTTGAACGGCGCAATACTATTGCTACTCTGCTTAGTGATTGGGGGTTGCTGGACATTGCTAAACCTCACATGAACGAATCAAAGGCTCCTTTGCGTCAGATTAAGATTGTTTCCTTCCGAGAGAAGAACGAGTGGGAACTCTGCCAAAAATACAATATCGGGAATAAACAGTAATGGCGTTAGATACTTCATATGTTGTAGCACCTCCTGTTGGAAGGCCTCCAATGTTTGCTGACCCTTGTGAGAGACCTGATCCATTCAATATGCCTCCTCCGAGATTAGTTCCTGGTCCTACTGCAGCAGCACCAAGTGCTCTGGACTACGAATACTTGAATACTCACGTGGCATTGGTCGATCCCCAGCTGGGGGCCAACCCAGGACACCCACAAGCAGGATCGCCACCACTCGGTTGATGGAGACCTTGAACTCGATAGGCTTGACTTCACTCCCCTAACACTATATAATGGTAGTATACTTTACATGATGAGAAATTGATTTGAGATTCTACACAAGCGTTGCTCGTATCGGCAATTACATTTGTTACAGAGGTTATAACGATGGTGTTAGAGAACACTATCGTGAGCAGTTCTATCCTACCCTATATCGAAGTACCAGTTCTCGAGACACGAAGTGGCACACCATCGATGGTCGCCCCATGGCACCATTACAGATGGAGTCGATGAAGTCTGCCGCTGCCATCCTAAGAGACAGTAGCAATATCGAGGGGGTCGAGTTACTCGGTAACTCTAACTTCCCTGCCCAGTGGATACAAGAGAACTACCCAGACACTATTGAGTTCGACCCCAAGGTAATCAAGGTAGCATCGATTGATATCGAGGTTGAGTCCGACGATGGATTCCCTGACCCCGAGAAGGCAGAGAAGGTGGTACAGTCCATCTGTCTCAAGTATATCGGCATCAACAAAGTGTTCATCTGGTTGTTACAAGACTCCTATGATCCCAAACAGAATGAGATTGGTCTGAATCCTAGTGACATCGAAGTCATCTATTGCGAGGATGAAATCAAACTCCTCAGTCGGTTCCTATCATTCTGGAGCAACAAAGACAGTATGCCGGATGTTGTGACTGGATGGAATACACGAGGATTCGACATACCATACTTGGTCAACAGAGTGTTCAAACTCCTTGGACCAGAAGCAATCAAGAAGTTCTCTCCTTGGTCTACCATCAGACAGAAAGAGATGGGTATGCACAAGAAGAAGGTACAGGTATACGACTTGGTTGGTGTTGAACAACTCGATTACTATGACCTCTTCCAGAAGTTTGGTTATCTATCCTATGGAGTCCTCGAGTCATACAAACTAGACCATGTTGCATTCACAGTACTCGGCGAGAAGAAGTTATCCTATGAGGAACACGGTAACCTCTACACTCTCTACAAGGAGGACTACCAGAAGTTCATTGACTACAATATCAAGGACGTGTTGCTCATCGATAAACTCGAGGAGAAGATGGGACTTATCGAACTAGCACAGACCATCGCATACAAGGGAGGATGTAACTACCAAGAGTCATTCGGCACCACTCAACTCTGGGACACATATATCTACCGTGAGTTGTGTTCACTGAATACTGTAGTCCCAACCAAAGTACAAAGAATGAACTCCAGTATCGCCGGAGGATATGTCAAAGCACCTAAAGTTGGTAGGCACTCTTGGGTAGTATCCTTCGACCTGAACTCACTGTATCCTCACCTGATGATGCAGTACAACATGTCACCAGAGACCATTGTCGACACACGAACTCCTGGGGTTACAGTGGACAACTGTCTCGATAAGACTAGACCAGACTCATTCCTGCCTAACCACTGTATTGCAGCAAATGGAGTACACTTCAGGAAGGACGAACGAGGAGTCATTCCCGACATCATTGATAAACTATATGCAGAGAGGAAGAACATCAAGACCGAGATGCTGCGTAACCAGTCACTGGTAGAGAAGGGCGATAAGGATGCAGAGAAGAACATCACTCGTCTCAACACTCAGCAGATGGCGATTAAGATTATGATGAACGCCCTCTACGGTGCGATGGGTAACAGATGGTTCAGATACTACGATGTCAGACTGGCAGAAGCAGTCACCCTATCCGGTCAACTGTCGATTCGATGGGCAGAGAGAACTGCCAACGACTACATGAACAAGATACTCGGTACTGAAGACAAAGACTATGTCATCGCCATTGACACCGACTCACTTTACCTAGACTTCGGTCCGATGATAGAACAGATGGGAATCGAGGATAAGGACACTGCAACCAAAGTCATCGACAAGGTCGCACAGGAGAAGTTTGTGCCACTCTTCGCTGACTCCTATGCTGAGTTGGGAGAGTACATGAACGTGTATGAGAATCGCATGGTGATGGACAGGGAAGTCATTGCTGACTCCGGTATCTGGACTGCCAAGAAACGATATGTACTCAACGTGCTCAACTCAGAGGGTGTACAGTACACTCAACCCAAACTAAAGATTATGGGGATTGAGGCAGTCAAGTCATCAACTCCTGCACCATGTCGAGACGCACTCAAGGAACTCTTCAAGGTAATGATATCCAAGTCAGAGGGTGATACTCAGAGTGCCATCGCTCTGTTCCGCGAGCACTTCAACGCACTATCTCCACACGAGATTGCATTCCCTCGAGGTGTCAGTGAACTGAATAAGTGGTCTGATAGAACCACGGTGTACAAGAAAGGAACTCCTATTCATAGTCGTGGGGCACTGATGTACAATAAGATGTTGAAAGACTTGAACCTGACTCGTAAGTATGAGTATATCAAGGAGGGGGAGAAGATTAAGTTCCTCTACCTCAATCCCAAGAACCCCAGCAAAGAAAACGTCATATCCTTTCCAGAGTATCTCCCCATCGAGTTCGGACTCCACAAATATGTCGACTACAACTTGATGTTCGAAAAATCATTCCTATCAGTTGTAAGACCCATACTCGATGCCATCGGTTGGAAAGAGGAGCAGTCCTTGACCCTTGAAGATTTCTTCGGATAGGAGTTGACCTTCTATTGTATATAGACTATAATAGAAATATGAATAGAGAAATGTATTCCCTCACACTCTTTCGTAATCAGTTCGACAACAAGACTGACAAGACGATGCAGTTTGAGTCGTGGTCAGAGTTCACTAATCTATTGGAACAGTTATCACACAAACCAATCGCAACTAAGAGAGATGCTCCTCTCATCTCTCCTGCGTCATACACACCAGACACAACACGAGCAAACAGGAATGTTACCGGATGGGGCAAGTGGGCATGTGTTGATGTTGACGACTACACAGGAGATATCAATGATATTATCAAGCGCTTTGATACTTACAATACTGTCATCTACAGCACTGCTTCATCTACTGTTGAACAGATTAAATTCCGAATTGTCTTTGATTTGGACAGGAGAGTTCAAGGTAGTGAAGTCAAGCACCTTTGGTACGCAATTAACTCATATCTGGAAGACCTCGGTGATGCCCAGACGAAAGATAGTTCTCGTATGTATTATGTCCCAGCGGATTATGATGGTGCTTACTCCTTCTTCTATCGCACTAGCGGTAATCCACTTTGTGTTTCTGACCTAATCAAAGCGCACCCTTACGTTGAGTCAGGCGGTAACTCCTTCTTGGACAAACTACCAGACGAAGTAAGGAAGCAAGTACTCGAACACCGAGCAAGTAAGATGGACAAGAAGGATGTAACATGGTCAGGGTATCTCGACTGTCCCTTCGTGTCAAGAAATATGGTATCAAACTATAAGTCCATTGCAGGGACCGGTTGGTATACACAACTCTACAAGATTATGATTTCTATCGCTTGCAACGCAGTAAAGAATCACTACCCTATCACAGCACAAGAGATTGCTACACTATGCAGACAACTTGACGCCGATACTGGTTCATGGTACACTAACAGACCAATTGAGACTGAAGCAGAACGTGCCATCTCTTATGCATACTTAACCGTTTATGAGGAATAATATGAATAGACGAAACTTAAACCGACGCCGTCAAGGCGCCCTTGACCGTCTCAAGGCGGCATCTAACCCCTATGACAAGAAGGACAAGTCTCAGGCAAAGAAGCATGCCAAGTGGGAGACTCGAGTCGTGAAAGAGATTGCAGTATTAGAGAAAAGGTTGAAACATGCCACTATCTAAACGCAAGTTCAGAAACAAAGTAATCCTCACGGATTGTGATGGTGTCCTGCTGAACTGGATTGACG